GTCATCGTCCCGTTTGGTGTCGCGTGAACGGCCATCTGGCGGGCCGCGTCTGAACCAGACAGCCCCAGGTCCTGTGCTGAGCGAGCACTGTATTGCGCTGCCCATTTGTTGAATTCGTTGCCATTGGTGACCGCCTGTGGATTGAAATCCAACCCCATCTGCTGGCTGATTGTCCCCATGACGCCCTGCATATGCTGAACAGTCGGGCTGCCGGGGCCGAATACCGATTTGGGATCGCTGACCGACCCCATCATCTGCTTCAGTGCGTACAGGCGATTGGGTACATCAGCCGCGCCGTTAGAGATGTCCTGGAATGCATTTCCGCTATTGGTTCCAGTTACGTTCGACGCAGCCACAAAACCGGGTCGCGGAGAGGCTGGAGCCCCATTCTGGGACACATTGGCCGCATTCGACCATTCCATTTGGCCGGTCGCCGGATTGAATACCTGTACGGGCTGGAAGCCTGCCTGGGCGCCTGATTTCGCCGCAGTGGTAGCCGCTATGGCACCCGTCGCCCCAGGCGCCTGCTGATAGCCCACGGGCATCCCGTTCTGCCCGTAGACTGGGAAGGCGCCGTCGATGTTGGGCGCGTCATATCCGATAACCTTAGTGGGATTATAAGGATCACGAATAGTCGATCCTGGGCGGCCGTTGACCGGGGCAACATAGTTTTGTTTTGCAACTTGCTGCTGCATGATCTGCTGACCCAACGGGCTATTCGGGTCGATGCCCGATTGGATCATCAACTTCGTAAAATCAGCCGGCGCGGCAGCAGACGTGACGGCCTTCATGTAATTGTCCGGATCGGCCATGTAGAGCGTCATGTCGCGATTGGGGTCGCCCGTCAGAGACAGCGGACCGCGCGTCGATTGTTGAGGCGACGTGTCCGGTGTGGCGGACTGCTGAGTTCCCGTATTGCCTTGGGCCACGGGCTGCTGAGGGGCATAGGTCGACGCGGGGAGAGAGCCTGTATCCTCGACGCCACCGCTGCCATATTGGTCGCGCTGGACATTCGCGTTAACAGGGGGCTGAGCGCCAAACCCTCCCCTGAGGCCAGCCAATAATTTTCGTCCGTAATCGATCGCCCCCTTGTCGACCCGGCTTTGTATGTGGTTGGCGGCGAGAGCCTGGGCTATTTTTGCCGCTCCCTGCGTCCATGAAACGGTGCCGCGCCCGGCATCGATAGGCGCGAAGGACTGTTGGCGCAGGGCATCGGCCATTGCTTGCTGGCGAGCAAGCTGCTGCTGTTGAACTTGACTGCCAATTGGATCAAGCGGGTTGGTGAAGGAGATGATTTTCGGGTCGGCCATCAGCTAAGCGCCGCGTAATCGACGACCATATATCCGTCAGGCCGCACGAATACCGCCGAGGGCAAGACCTTGAGAACATCTTGCGCCATGACGCCAACATTGCGGAATGTGCTGCCGATATAAGAGAAAACATAGAGTGGAAGGCCAAGACCGTCCGTCGTCCCGATCCTTTCTATATTGGTCTTTAAGCGGCGATCAGATGGCTTGGGGGCGAAGGCGCTCGCGACTGCCCCGCCAAGCGAGAACAGACCGCTGTTGAAGTTATTCGCGTTGGCGCTAGCTATGTTATAGGCATTCCAAATATTTCCCGAGACATCGGTCGGATTGGCATTGGCCTGAGCGGTCGGCTGGAATGATGGGTTATTGATCTGCGTGCCTGTCCGCAACGCGTTCAATTCATTAAGCGGCATTTGGCGGAGCTGCTGGGCAATCGCCAGCGACTTGGCCTGTTGGTCCTGCCCGTTCAGGATAGCTTGATCGCGCGCCTGTCCATAGGCAAATTCTTTCTGGCGGCCGAAATCGTCCTGTGCCCGATTATAGGCAGTCGTCCCCTGCATGATGCCTTGATTGGCAAGCCTTGTATCGAGATCGTCTTGACCGTGCTGAAATTGCGGATCGAGAAATGCGGTCTGCTTTGAATAATAAGCATTCTGCGCCGCCTGGCCATTAGTTGCGCCATTATCGAGCGGTGTGTTGAAGTTACCCTTGGCCTGATTGTAAAGCGTTTCGCCCAAACCGGCCAATTTGGCGTTCTGCGCCTGCTCGGTGTCGAGCTGTTGCTGAGCCATCGGCGTGAGGTTAATGTCTTGCCGATAGGTAGGCGCGCCGGTGGGGTCCTTGCCCGTCACCGTATAGATTGAGTTGCCATATGGCGTGTAGGTATCGACGCGATTCAGCGCCGCGTTATAGGATGCGGTCTGCTGATTGCTCTGCGTCTGAGCGGCAGAGGTCGCGTAAGGATCGGGTGGCTTGGGTGCTGAAGAAATGGCGGCCTCCATGATGCCTTGCGGCAAAAATGGAGAAGCGGCTTAATTGCCTGCTGCCATTGGATGCGTTTTTAACTGAAACTTGCTTTTATGTAAAGCCCATCCATGCCGGGGTTTCGGATTTTAACAGGCCGAATATTAAGGCATCCTCGGTGCCGCAGCCAAGGCGGCACCTTCCCTCAAGCTGGAAGCCGAGATGTTCATTGACGCGAATCGCGCGCGTATTGGATTCGGCGATTATCGTCATTATGCGCTGAACGCCCAGTTGCTCAAAAGGATATGCGAGCATGGCCCTGATACTTGGCCTTGTCGCCCAGATCGGGGTCTCTGAGGCGAATGTAAGTTGGCAGCTTTTATAGTGCGGAAGCCAGTCATGCACCGCCATGCCGGCTATTATTTTCCCATTATGGCCAAGGCCAATGGCCGCTGCCATCTGCCATTTATAGCCAGGCCCCATAGCTGGAATTCGCCTCGCGATCCATTCCAGCATACGGTCATCTATGATGATGACCCTCCCGCCCTTGATCTTATCGAGGATCAGAAATAGCCGCCTTTAGAAGCTTCCCAAACATAATCTGTCGCCTGCCATTCAACGCTCATATCCTTGGTCAGCGACTGCATCCGGATCGTCGCGGCAAAACCGATGCCGCCGAACCATTGCCAGTCCTTAGAGGTCTTGGCGCTGTCGCCCCATGATGTCGTATTCCACGGCGAGACATCCCAGAGAGAGCCATTCGTTCCGAGAGAAAGTGTTGGAGAGGAATTTGGCGGCCGTGCGGTAAAATCAGTTGATAATCCAATGCGAGGTTTGAAGTTGCCGTTGGCGGTAATGACCGGCCGCGTGGCCGTGAACAACTTCTGAAGTCCGGATGATTGGAAATAGCTATAGGCCGGCATGATGTCGCCAGCGATCCCGGCGCCATTATCGTTATAGCCGTACTCAGCCTTATAGACCGCCGTCGATGTGCCGAAATATGGGTTGTCAAGGAACAGCCCCCAACAATGGGCGGGGATATTCACATATCTGCACCACTCATTGGTAATCGTGTTCATCACATATTGAACATTATCGAGGTCGTTAGATTTCGGCGCGTTGCAGATGATCTTGTTTCCCAGCGGGTAAAGAAGAAGCTGCCATCCGAAAACGGCCTTCCAATCCGAAATATCCTGATTGATCAGGTTGGTTATCTTGTAGCTGATCGCATCCGACTGGCTTGCTCGATCGTTGATCATCGCTTTCGAAAGGGGCTGGAGACCGTCTTCACAGATCAGAACTGTATCGCCGCCAACGGATGCCCAGAAGCGCTGCCCTATCGGCTTACCAATCCGACCCAAGCCAACCAGTGCCCATGTAGCAGCACTGTCCGGATTATTGCCGGCATAGAGCGCGAGTTCACCCTCGCTCGATACGAAGGCAGCGTAATTGATAGTTCCTAGTTCAGATGCAACGGTCCAGACGACCATGCCCTGAAGCGAGCCCCCGAGAATGAACAGCGGGCCAAGATCAATCGAGGCTGCCGTTCCTGCGATGCTGTCGACTGGCAGATACCAGACGCGAAAACTTGATTTTTCTGTAAACCAGAGCCTGCGTCCATAGACCTGAACATCCTTCAGGAGCGCAGTGTCAACGCCCTGGATTGAGGGTGAATAGGTATAGGCTCCCACTACTGTTGCATTCGTCGCGGGGACAGTCGCCATCGTGTATGTGAAGGTCGTTGCGGTAAGCACCGTGATCGGCTTGGCGGTGACGTTATAATCGGCTGGCGCGGCACCAGTCACAGTGATGGTATCGCCCGTTATCCTCCCATGAGGTGTAGCCGTCGTTACTGTCGCCACGTTGCCAACATGGGTTATGCTCGAAATGACGGCCCCAACTCCGTCGCCGATGATTTTCCAGTTCGTGCCATCGTACATGCGGGCCTTGTCGGCCCCATTTACAGCATAGAGAAATTGGCCGCCCGCCGTCCCGAAATTGACATATTGCCAGCGTGCATTTGAAAGTCCCGTCACTACGGCGGCGCCCACCGGGCCGGGCGTGGTCGCGTCATAGAAACCCGTACCGGACACCGCGAAGAGCTTAGGGATCGAAGTGGCTTGATAGACCATCAGGGTTTCGACCGCAGCGGCGAATCCCGTCACATGAGCGGTATAGCCCTTTCTGATCGCAACAGAGGTTGTGCCGGGAACCCAATTGTCCATGATGATCGCGTCTGTCGGCTTCATGTTCGCGATGCTGTCGCGAGCGTTCAAGCCACCGATCGGAGCCGGGACAGAGCCATGACTGACAACTGCCCGCCGCGCGGCCTTTCTCACAGCCCCCAATTCCCATCGGGGATCTGCGACCATCCGTCCCCAAGCCAGTTCTGGCCTCTTGTATCGATCGAGTTTAGTGGAAGCGTGCGGCCCACATAGGAACGGGCTTTTTCGCGATCTACAGCATCAGCCCATGCCTGTTTCTCTTCAGAATAATCCATCCGTTTAGCAGCGAGAAAGCGCCATTTGACGCCAAGCACCATGATGTCGTCGGGAAGCCGGAATGTGTCCGTATCCGCAGCCCAGGCGCTTTGCGGAGTTCCTCCCGAGGACTTGCACCATGAATTGGACATATATTCGATCGCGATCTTTTGGCCTCCGGTCGCGCTGGTTGGCGTGGGATCAAAATATATCTGACCCGACATAACCCGGAACTTGGTCCACGGCGAGACGCCGACCAAGGCCGATTTGATATATTGCCATTCTTGGGCTGAAAGCGGGCCATAGGCCGGCCAACGCATATCCCGGTTCCATTCTGTGTCCGGGATATAACTGGAGAAGTCGGAGGGAAAATCATAGGCCGCCTGCCCGTTCACGAGCGTGATGATCTGCTCCCCGCGCAGTTGCGGCCACCCCCCTGGCGCTGATGCCTGTTCACGCCCTTCCCGGTTGGAAAGGGCAAGCAATTGCCTGATTTGCTGATCGGTGGATGATATGACGAAATCAGGACGAGGCAATCCCGTCTCGTCACAGACGGTCTGAATCAACTGAAGAAGGGTCGAGCCCATTTAGGCACTGAGGATCGCAGCGATAAAGGTTGCGCTGATCACCACGAAATAAGCCGATTTGTTGGCCGCGACTGAAAAGCCGGCATTTGTCGCGCCGCCAGCAATAGCCCCACCCGTGGGTGGGTAGACCAGAAGCGCATTGGCGCCGCTATTGGCCACGATATATTCGTCGCCGGGCTGGGCCGTGCTGGAA